AGATGGCATCGCCGAACTTCGAGAGATTCACACGGTCGGTGACAACCACGCGATCATCCACGACGAGGTTGTCCAACATGTTAATTATGCCGTCTGGTGTCCGGACCCGGAGCCCCACACGCTTATCGGCGATACTCCTGCAGAACTTGTCAAGGACATCCAGCGTGTCAAGACGAGCATGCTCCGGGGCGCACTCGATTCTCTCGCGCAATCGATTTGGCCTCGTACGGTATTCAACGAGACGCTCGTCAACGCCGACGATGTTATGAATGACGAAATTGGTGCCGCCATTCGCACCAAGGGTGACCCGCTGTCCACGGTTCAGTCGCTCCAGCACATTTTCGTCGGCCAGCCCGTCTTCCAAATGTTCGAGGTGATGGAGGTTCTCCGTCAGCAACGCACAGGAATAAATGACGCGTCAAAGGGCATCGACCCGAGGGCCTTGCAGTCGACGTCCGTTCAAGGGGTAGACGCGATCGTTACGGGCGCACAGGAACGCATTGAGCTGTGCGCCCGTATACTTGCCGAGACGGGGATGACTGCCCTGTTCAAGGGCCTCCTCCGGGAGTGCGTCAATTCGCCGAACCAGAAGCGCACCATCCAACTCCGGGGCAAGTGGACGGATGTCAACCCGTCTACCTTCGACCCCTCGATGAGGATCAAGGTCAACCCGACCCTTGGGAAGGGTTCGGACATGACCCGGCTGATGGTTCTGCAGGACATCAAGCAGACGCAGATCGCCGCGATGGAGAAATACGGCGTCGACAACCCCCTCTGCGGGCCGATGGAGTTCCGGAATACTTTGACGGACATCCTGTCGCTCGGGAACATCAAGAACGTCGACCGGTACTTCAAGGAAATCACTCCGGAAATTCTGGCGCAAATTCAACAGGCTCCGAAAGAGCCCGATCCGGCCCTCCTGCTGGCTCAGTCCGACATGGAGAAGACCAAGGCGAAGATGGCCGAGGCTATCTCAACGAGCGACCGCGAGGATCGCAAGATGCGTTCCGACGACGACTTCCGGCGCGACGAACTGGCGGTTACGAGCATTCTCGACGCCGCCAAGATCGAGGCGCAATTCGCCTACGATGTCGACGAAATGGCCTTGTCGGCGGCAAATACCGCCATCGACGCGGCGAGCCTACAACAGGCAGAGGAGCAGGCTGAAGCCGACCGTGAAGCTGGTCTTGCGACCGGAGACGCGGATCGAATGGCTGGTGCAATGAACTCACAGGCGGATCGTGATGTCGCTCAAACAGCTGAGTGATTTCGAAGTAGACGAGCGGGCTTCGGCGGCGCAGGTTCTGCTCCAAGACCGGAATTTCCTTGCCGCGATGGACGATATGCGGGAGGAACATGTCGCTACATTGGAAAAGGCTGAAGTGGGCAGCTTGGAGGCTGCTTCGGCGCATGCGGGGTTGAAGGCGCTTCTAATGCTCAAGGCGCGGTTAGCAGCGCCAATTACAGAAAAGAAAATGCGCGAGAGAACAGGAAGGACAGCAAATGCCCGGTGATGGGTTGGAAGACGCCGCAAAAGCCTTCGACGCGGATATCGCGAGCGAAGTCCCTTCGAATCGTCCCGCTCCGGGACCGAAGAAGGATATTACCGATGGCCCGCCCGAGCGGCTGTTCGGTGATGTCGGCGAACTGGAGGTGGACGACGAATCCCCGGCGAAGGGCGGTGGCGATGACGAAGAGCCGAAAAGGGCCAAGAAAGACCCCGAAGACGACGACGTGGATGCTGACGAAGACGTCGACGATGAGGCGGGAGATGATGAAGAAGAGGAAGAGGAAGGCGAGGACGCTGAGTTCCTCAACCAAGAAGTTTCTGTCCTTGTCGATGGAGAAGAGCAGACCGTCACCCTGAAGGAGGCGCTGGACGGATATACCCGAACCCAGACCTTCCACAAGCGCATGAACGAAATCGAGGAGGCGAAGCAGGTAATCCAGCAGACCGCCACCGATGCCGTTCAGAACTATGAGTATTCGGTGGGGCTTGCGAAGCAGATTGAGGCGCACCTTGAGAAGTTGGTGCCGCCCGAGCCCAACTGGGACGAGGAGTTCAAGAAGAACCCTGTTCGCGCCCGCGAGATGCAGAAATACTACGATCAGGTTAAGGGGTTCCGCGCGGAAATGGACAAGCAGTTGGCCGAGGCCAACGAAAAGATGCAGCACCATTCGGCGGTCCAGCTCAAGGGCTACGTCGAAACCGAATCCAAGCGGTTTGACGCGAAGAATGCCAAACATTGGTCGGCAGACCCCAAGAAGAAAGGTAAGGACCTTCAGGCGATGCGGCGGACCGCACTTGCGGAGGGTTTCACGGAGGAAGAGGTTTCGCAAGTCTACGACAGCAGGATGCTTCAAGTCCTGTTGAAAGCAAGTAAATACGACAGAATGATGGCTTCGCGGCCTAAGCCAGTTACGCTGGTCGCAAAAGGTGGCGCAAAGAAGGTTGTTCCCTCTGGCAGCGGCTCCGCTCGTGCGAAGACCGCCAACAAGGGGTTCACAACCGCGATGAAACGGCTCAACAAGACGGGGCATATTGAAGACGCCGCCGTCGTGTTCGACGAGATCATCGGCAGGGAAGGCAGAAGGCGCTAAAGGCAAGCCGTACGCCCACAGAGGCATCGGCGGATTACATCGGAATATCAGTCGACCGATCAATGCAAGGGCGGCTGCACTTTCGGTGTTCCTGACAGCCCAGAACCAACTGGAACAGGAGAATTATTATGCCTAAGGTTGCAAATGCTTTTACTACCTACGACGCGAAAGCGAACCGGGAGGACCTGTCGAACTCGATCTACAACATCGACCCGTTCGACACGCCTATCCTTTCGCTGAGCCGTCGCCGGAACGTCAAGAACCGGACCTTCGATTGGCAGACTGAACACCTGCCGACCGTCGATCCGAACAATGCCCAGATCGAAGGTTTCGAGCTGGTTCGTGGTCCTTCCCAGCCGACCGTTCGGCTGACCAACGTGGCGCAGATTTCGAAGCGCGATGCGACCGTTTCCGGCTCGCAGGAGGCTTCGGACGCCGCTGGTAAGGGCTCCGAAATGGGTCACCAGATGGCGATGGCCTCGAAGGTCCTCAAGTCGGACATCGAGTCCATTCTGTCTTCTCGGCAGGCTCGTGACGATGGCTCCGCTACCCTTCCTCGGAAGACGGAAGCCATCGCTCACTGGCTTGGCAGGGCGCTTGACCGGGCTGGAGCCCCGGCTGGAGCGGTGATCGGCGTTACTGCTGGTCTTCCGACCCTTGCCACGGATGCGTTCGCAGCCGTTGCGGGCGCTTCGCAGGTCGCGATGACCGAACTGCTCGTCGGCGATGCCATGCAGAAGGCGTACACCAACGGTGCTCGTCCGGACACGATGATCGTTCCGCCCGCTATCAAGCGGACGGTTTCGACCTTCGAGGGCCGTGCATCTTCGCAGGTGCTCGTGGGCAAGACTGAAGTCGTGGCGACTGTGGACGTTATCGCTACCGATTTCGGTCGTGTCAAGGTGATGCCGTCGCTCTGGATGCCGACGGACATTTCGTACATCCTCGACGCCGACTACCTCGCGGTTGGATACTTCCGGAACTTCCGGCAGCTCCAGATCGCGAAGATCGGCGACGCCGAAACCCGCCTGATTCTGGCGGAGTGGGGTGTCGAAATGCGCAATCCCCTCGCCCACATCCTCTTCAATGGTGTGAAGCAGGGCGACGTCATCGGCGGACCGTAGTTCCTCCCGCGAAACTTGGGGCGGCATCTCGCCGCCCCCTTTTGAGGAGTTAGTAGAATGCCCCCAAAATCTGAAGCACAGAGGGCGGCAATGCATGCCGCCGCAGCCGGGAAATCCACGCTCGGAATTCCCAAGAAAGTCGGCAAGGAATTCTCAAAAGCCGACAAGAAGGGCAAATTGCCCATGCGGGTATCGAGGAAGTCAAGAAAATGACTCCAATAGTTATCGACCTGTCGCACCACAATGTTATTCCTGAGAGCCTTCAAGAGGCGAGGGCTTCGGGGATTATCGGGGTAATTCACAAGGCTACCGAAGGTGTCTCGTACCAAGACAACAAGGTGGACGCCCGTGAAGCGTTGTGCCGGGATGCCGGAATGCTGTTCGGGCTCTACCACTTTATTCGCCCCGGAAGCATTACGCAGCAGGTCGATAACTTCATGGACGTCTACGAAAGGTACGAGAATAGAGATGTCCTGATCGCGCTGGACTACGAAGATACCGGCGTGTCGCTCGATGATTGTGTGAACTGGCTTCTGGCCATCGAGGGCGAGACGAAGAAGAAGCCTGTCATCTATTCCGGTCACGTGCTCAAAGAAAAGTTGGGCGGGAAGCAACATCAGACCCTCAACGGCGGAAATTACCCCCTCTGGTTGGCGCAGTACGGCTCGAATGCTACGCTGCCTCCCGGATGGTTCCGATACTGGCTGTGGCAGTATACCGACAAGGGCGAAGTGCCCGGTGTTACGCCGCCGACCGACCTCAACGCGGGCGAGATAGATGTCGTCCGCGCTTATTGGGTCACAACCACCGTACCTGAGGTGAATGGCATGGATATTGGCGAAGCTGTCGCCCAGATGCGGAACGGCGCGAAAGTTACGCGGATGGGCTGGAACGGCAAGGACATGTGGCTCATGCTTCAAGTTCCGGATTCGAACTCGAAGATGACCCTTCCTTACGTCTATATGAAGACGGCGCAGGGTGACCTTGTGCCGTGGCTGTGCTCGCAAACGGACCTCCTCGCAACAGATTGGATGATTGGATGAGCAACACATCGCCTCCTAATAGTAATGGTGGCGTTGCGGGTACAGTTACAAAAACAGCAGACAAGATCGTTGACACGATAGGTTCACCAGTCTTGATTACTTTGATCATTCTAGCCGCTGGCGCGATTGGAGCGATCATTTGGATTTGGGACAAGCAGTCTGAGCGGAATATGCACGGCTACATTAAACTGGTAGACGAGTGTCTACCGAATAAGGAGAAGCTGTGATGATTGAAGCCATCCTCGTTCTGCTGATCTGGATTTGCGTAATCGCGGCGTTGATCTACTTGGTGTTCTATGTGCTAACCACGGTGGTTGGCCTTCAGATTCCGGCCAAGGTGATGCAAATCATCTGGGTAATATTCCTGCTTGTAGTGTTACTTCTCATTCTTAGGACGGTGTTGCCCAGCCTCGGGGTTAATCTACCGTAAACTGCATGTGGGTACTTGACAACGTACTGGAGTACTGTTATGGTGGAAGTCCGGCAGGTGTACCGCGATTCGGATGGGGTGCGGCGAACTGCCATTTGGGACACGGACGACCCCTCGAAGGTTACCGTCAAGACCGAAGTGGACTTGACGCAAGCAGTGGAGAATAATCACGCATTAAGGGAAATGCACCCTAGACGGTCGATGAATAAGCTCATCGCACGAGGGGTGCCACTCACCGTCGCCGAACAAGCGATACGAGAGCAGTGGGACGATCGAGACTGGGCTAAGTGGCTCGACGACCCCGACAACGCAGCCTTTCGTGTTTGGCAAGGACGGGTGGGTAAATGACAGCGCTCTCCGACCAATGTGACGTAATCCGGAGCTGGTTGAACCT